GGTTCAGAGTTATGGACAGGTAATGAAATAGTAGGATCAAAAGAAATTAAAACAAATACAAAAGATAGATCAGCCGCTCCAGCAGAAACAATCTTTGTACTAGCTTCAAATGCTATACAAAAGGCGGAAACGATAGAGACCCTCATGGGGCATGGTCAAAATGTTGAAGTTAGATATACACAGGGCAAGCTTACTCAAGATGAATATACAGAATTAAATAAACAAATTAATATTAAAAAAGAACAACTTGAGGCTAACTTATGACTATTACAGAAACTAGATACTTAACGACAGAGCAACTTGCTGAAAGATACGGCAAGAATCCAATAACCATCAAAGCATGGCGGTGGAAAAACTACGGCCCTCCTTACTTCACTTTAAAACCAACAGAAGTTCCAAAAGGGCAACCCCGAACAAGATACCCCTTGCATGATCTTTTGGTCTGGGAAGAAACAAACAACATTACACCTATCAACTCTTTTTAATATGACAAACGCAGCTTTTAACGCAAAATTCAGAATTGTTGACAACAACAGTGATCGAGAAAATGCACCAGAAAGAAATTTAATTATTGATATTTCTACTAAAGAAGCTTTAAAAATGGCTAAATGGTTAGAAACTATGGCCGTAAATGCTACACAGGAAAATACTACAATCCGTATTTATAAAAATAAATCAGAATATACCGAAGTTGATGGCTTTTCAATTTGGGGCGGTATGTGGGGCAACTCTGGAAGGATACAACCTTTAAACCCTAAACCAGCATCACAAAGAACTATTGATGTTCAGGCAAATCAATCTGAACTACCATCTGATATTCCTTTTTAAATGAGTGATTGGAGAGTTGTGCGGTTTCCAAATAATCCCTACATAGGCCAGATTTATTACAGCCCTAATACAGAAAGAACCTTTGAGTTCTGTGAAACTACAAAGACAGATAAATCAACAGGTATGGTTATTGAATCTGCTACTTGGTTTGATATAACAGATAAGGATTTAGTTCCTTAAAATCAGAGGCATGACACTTTGTTCCAATCCAAAGGTTATAGCTGCTCTTTTACAATTATTTGGCCCGATTGCCCTCATAGCCATTTTACGGTAGTTGTAAAAAGATATGAGTTCCCTTCGAGGATTGCTAAGTGGGCAAGAGGTCAAAGTCCCTTAATAGGCTTAGTAACAAGCATAACAGTCAGTAAGTCCTCTATTTTTTATCAAATAAAATATACATTAAGCGGCTTAAAAAAGTTGCTTTTTTTTTGGTTTTTTCTGCCTCTAATTTAAAAATAACATCTTGTTGGTCACAAATTATTTCAAGAGCCATACTGATAAAATGACCCTGTTTACAACCTGTTCTAAGTAATTCGATTGCATATTCTCTTAATTCTTTTTTGTCGTTTTGTTTATTAATTTTTTGTATTTGTTTTTCTAGTTCAAACTCTTCCTCAAGACTCATTTTGGAGTTTAAAGCTTTTATTATCTGTTTCATTTGACTGGAAATAATTTACTTTCTAATAAATCCACTAAAGAATTATCAATATCATTATCAGTTTTATCAACGCAGTAGCGTAAGATTTCAAGGCACAATTTACGAAGACTCTCTGATCTGGCAAAATTTAAAAGTAATGGTTTTAGTAAAGCTGTCATTTTTCTAATATGTTTCTTTCCAAACATATCAATATTTGCTAGATTTGCCACAAGTAGCCAGTAGTTTTTTTACTACTTTCTCCTCACACATGGCTACTTTCTTTTTATGGACGACCAAGAAGAACAACAACAAGGTCAAAGTTTGATTGCAAATATCGTTCAAATGATTATACTTTTTTGGAGTTTAGGAGTTATTTCTTGGTCATACTTTAATCCAAACCCCACAAGACAAATCGACACAACATTTGCTGCTGGATTGTTGAGTGCTGTGACTGCACAGTATGGCCTTAATATTAAGAAGAATGGAGACACAAAAAAGACTAAAAGTATTAATAACAACCTTAAAAAAGACGTTATAGTAGATAATAATAACAATAATGTGGGTATTAAATGAAAAAACTGCTACTTATTGCCTGTTTTATGCTCCCTTCAGCCGCTTTTGGGGATGTAATACACAAAATGACGAACAGCATACAACTTACAACAGACGGGGCTTATAGTATCGGATCAAGGGGAAGTTCAACATATTCAGTATCAGGAAACAATATTAAAGTTTCAGATAGTGCGAGTTTTGGTGGTTTAACTGCTGGCAGTAATGGGGCAGCCGCAACAATGACTAATGGGACTTATGAAATGAACACTGTTGGAAGTTCTTTTTCATTAAGCGAATCTTTTATTGAAGGTGATGACGTTTATGCAGTGGGCAGCGGTGTTGATGTAACTGCTGGAGTGATAACAGATCTTCCTGTTCTATCTACAACAACCTCTTATTCTGGTGGCGTAGCTGGATCTTTAGCTGGCACTGTGGTTAGCAATGGAACTAATACTTGCACTGCAGGCGGTGCTGGCACAACATGTATAGGCCAATTTGTAACAGAATTAAGCATAATGGACTGATGAAATGGTTTGTTTATTCTTTTCTGTTTTTATCTAGTCCTATTTATGCAATGCCTATTGTTCCCAGCTTTACTCAAGGGTCGAGTAGCAGCACGACAAGAACAACTACAAATATCTCAGAGACAATTAGGACTGTTGAATTTTCTGGGTCAACTTATTCGGTATCTGGGGCTGGTGTCACTACTGATGGCGATGCTATCAATCCTAAATATACTGATTTACAACAGACATTAAATGGTGAAACTTATACATGGCAGCAAGTAGATCTAAACAGCAGACCAAATTACAAGTTAAATCAAGCTGGTGGGGCTTTCCAATTTACAGAGGTGTACAAACAGCCCTCCGTAAGTCGAATAACCGACCTCTCAAGGCAGATCACCTCAGAATCCGTGACAGAAACAACTACTATCTTCTCACAGTAATAGCAAGCCTTTTTGGGCAACCAGTATTCGCAAATACATCATCAACTGCTGCTCCCGTAGCTCAAAGTTCATCGGCAGTGTCGAATCAGGCTGTGCAAGTTTTAAATGGAAATCTTATAGAAAATCAATATGGAAATGGTGTTGTGTGCCAAACAAGTATGCTTACAATTTCACCTTTTATAACTTCTACCTTTAACCAAAAGAGGCCACAGGATTTAAGATATACAACCCCAGTTTATAACATGGCTACAGATGATAATGGAAACCTAACTAATGCTGGTGAGATCTTATACGATCAAGAAAACTATTCTGCAAACAGGGATTCATTAGGAGTCAATTTTGGTATTGCTGCAACTTTTTCTATACCATTATCAAATAAATTTCAAAATAATTGCTTAAGGTCTAGCTCTACAGAACAAAAGATAAGAGAACAAAAGCTTGCAAATATGCGATTAGATCACGAATTAGCGAGGCTCAAAAATTGTGGTGAATTAAAACTAGGTGGAATATTTTTTTCTAAAGACTCTCCTTATCACGAAATCTGTAAAGATGTTGTGGTACAAGCAAAGATGGGGCAAGTTATACCACATACACACAAACTATACCCACAAAGCAAAAAATAAACCCTCTCGTTCTTGATAGCACTTACTCATAAACCTGAGGGTTGTAGGCTTTGGAAAGTGTCCGAAATCTTGAACTTAAAAGTATTGGCTCTTTCTAACTAGGGAGTGTTAGCTGTGGTTAGAACTTCCAATACTCAAATATTATTATACCTTATCTTTTTTCTTTTGCAATTTAGCTATGGCTTTCTTGACTAATGGCTTGACTAAATTAAGAACAAGGGGAGCAGAGCAGCCAACCAAAGCAAGAGTAAAAACGCTAGTAAACTGACCGATTGAAGGTATAAGTTTTTCAAAGTAACTCACCTCCTCCCACTCGATCAAGCATTTGCTTTTGTCCTCATTGTAGTAAAACGACTTAATCTTTTCTATGCGATCATCATTGGCAAATGATCCAACTCTTAATGGTGACTCTGGATCTGGGCAAGGTACAAAAAACTCTTTTTCTTTTTTCTTGTTTGGTATTTCTGGCTTCACAGCCTC